CAGATTTCTCTGTAATGAAAGGATCCCTCTTGCTTTGAGAAAGCAAGATATTCTGGGTCAACCCCCAACTCCGCCGCCTCTCTCGAGAGGTCTGGTAAGATAGTCTATTCGGGTGTAACTTATCACTACATTCGATGGATTATTGAGCGACCTAAATAGTTGAAATAATTACTATCTCCACTTCGTGGAGGAAGCGATTGTTTAAACTTTTGATATGAACTTAAGTGTTCTGTAAACAAGGGGACTAACTTGATAATTAGTTGTCTTCCCTGTAGTACATCAACCTTCCGGATCAATGGATCGTTCTTTTCTTCGGACAAGATCAGTGCCATTGACGTTAATCAATGAAGGAATGGAAGGGGACAGGACGTAGATGGACTTAAGTTTATTAAGTGCCCTAACGGGTAACTAATCTACAAATTCTATTTTATTAAATCCTCATGTCAAAATCAATAAAACATCAATTCAATAGTGCCGTGACTATAAAGTTAAGAGAACTTAATTTATGGTTGCGGGCGCTATTATTTGTATGCTCTATCGACAAAGACGAAAGACCACATTACTTTACTTTCGTTGCACGAATTAAGGAACTTTCACGCCAAAGTGGTAACACTTGGGTGTGTAAGTATCTTAAGGAGTGTACGAGGTTAGTAATGGTGTGGGCTTCTCAAGGGATAGACTACCGTAAAACAGTAGTTTTGTCCATTGGGATGCCTGTCGGCCTAAAAGGAGGCCTTCCTCTTATCATACCTACCGCTCTTCGTCGAAAGATGGAGAGTGGAGATATGAAAGTAATGAAGGTTTGTTTAACAATCCTCAATCTGTATCGAATCTGGCCTTGTCCTCCGGTTCTCAAATTGGAAACGATAACGGCACCCTTTTCGGGGGTGGCCGATACACTTCCTATCCGAGAAATTAAGGAGGTATTCAAACACATCAATCTTACAAGTCGAAAGGCTTATAAGGTTGAAGGCCGGAATATTACGACCGCTGGTCCGAATTTCAAGATTTCCAGTTTATCTGCTCCATTCGATGCATTCGCGTTCTCTTATTATCCTCGACTTTTAGAATCTTTTGAAACTATTTGTCGAATTACGGATAATCTAAGTTATTTTAATAACTTAGAGGAAGAGTGCGCGCGCATTCAGAAATGGTTAGGATGACTGGGAGCTTGAGTTGGCATTCGCCCTCTCTCTCTCGGCCGCCTTTCAAAGAAATTTGAAGCGGCTGGTAAAGTTAGGGTGTTTGCCATTACAGATTGGTGAACACAGAATTTGCTTTATCCACTTCATGCCCGGATCAATGATATTTTATCAAAGATCCAGCAAGATGGGACATTTGATCAATTAGCTCCGTTGCGTTATCTAACCGGTGATTACCGAGTTAGTTACGATCTAAGTGCTGCAACCGACCGATTACCTATCGCACTACAAGTTCAGATTCTTTCCCAAGTTATGGGGTCAGAATTTGCTCTTGCTTGATCTACTCTCTTGAGGGAGAGAGATTGAGTTATGTTCGAAAGTAAGACGGAAGTTAAGCCTTATCGTTACGCAGTTGGTCAACCAATGGGAGCCTATTCTTCGTTCCCTATGCTGGCACTAACACATCATGTGATAGTTCAGATAGCGGCGCTAAGATGCGGCCAAACCCTATGGTTTACCAATTATGCGATTTTAGGTGACGATGTAGTTATTGCTAACCGCGCGGTAGCCATTCATTATTTAGAAATAATGAGGGACTATCTCGGGGTAGAAATAAACTTATCGAAATCTCTAGAATCCATGAATGGAGTGATGGAGTTCGCAAAGCGCTTATTGAAGGGAAATGACGATTTATCGCCCATCTCTCCAAAAGTGCTTTTGCTTACCACCCGAAATATTCTTTTCTTACCTGATCTCATAGTAGATATGGTGGAGAAGAAGTTTTCGGTTGATTCAGATTCCTTATTGGCTTTACTACGAAAACCTCGCCTGTTCAAATGAGCAGGTAGGTATAACGTATATAAAGCGGTATGAAGTTGTTTCTCTCCATTTGGGGTTCTTGATAAAAGTCCATTACGATTTCTCGAACATGGATCAATAAATCAAGAGTTAATATTCAAAGTTAGGGATTTCATCCTTAACTTTCAACATGACTCTTTGAACCTTGCACTCGAGCGTTCTCATAAAGCAAAGGATGCTTGATTTGAAACTCGATGTGCAGAGAGATTGGGGTTACCTGGCGAGTTAGTAGAATCTTTACCTTCCACACGCTTCGTTGACGATGCCATGTCTGGCCCGTTAGCGAATGCGTTTCAGTACACCTTTGACATGAATGTCTTTAGGGGTGTAACTGATGTGGATCGTATTTGATTCTACCTCGACTCTTGACTGCGAGAAGTATTCCTGAAAACCCAAGATGAACCAGACGGTTCGATCTCAGATTTTATCAGTCCTAAGGATCATATAGAATGTAGAGGCTTAAAAGCCTTCAAATTCTGATCTATGGTTGATAAAGAATTTAAACTTTCCCAACTACGCCGACATAACTATGTCAAACGTCGTAAAGCAAAGCCTGCAGCTAGAGTAATCTTTAAGAAACGGAAGAACCGTTCTTAAAAAGACTAGTCAGGTTGTCCCTACAAATAAAAGGTTGCTACTTACCTTACATTAAAAGTAGCGTTACCTTAAATCCTGTTACAACAGGGGGGTAGGTGACTAAGACTGGA